TGGCAAATCAGCCATTCGATTACTGCCGCGTTTGGAAAGTCGTGTTCCGTGGAGAACGGTTTATTCGCACCGTTACAACAAATCAGGTGAAAAGTTATTTGGCACCTGTTTGGCGACCTTTAACAAAAAGGACTGCCCGGTGTGCAAGAAATCGTGGAAGATGTGGGAATCAGAAGACAAATCGACAAAGGATTTGGGTTATCAGGTGCGGAAGACCCCGCGCTACATTATGAACTGCTACGTGGTGAGTGATGCGGAAAAGCCCGAAAACAATGGGACGATCAAGATTCTTTCCGTGGGGAAGAAATTGTTCGAACTGATTCTCGAAAATTACAATTCAGAGGACGTAGGGCCCGCAGTGTTCGATGCGACGAACGGTTTTGACTTTGAGATCAATCGCAAGAAATCAGGAGACAATCCCGATTATCCCGATTATTCGTCAAGCAGATTCACGCACAAGAAATACGGAGTCGTGAAAACCTGGAGCGCTATCGAAGACAAATTGATTAACATCGACGAATTGACGAAAGAAGAGTCAGCAGAAGATTTGATGAAGAAATTCTCATTTTTGGGTTTCGATGCGCCGATGACGACACCGAAAGCAGAACCCAAAAAGACTGTGGAAAAGGTGCAGGTGAAGAAAGAAGAAATTGTCATTGACGAAATCGAAGATGATGTTGACAAAGAAGATGTCGACAAAGGTTTGGATGATTTTAAAGACATCGAAGATGAATTGGATGCGTTGTAATTCGGCGCCGATGAAAACGAAATAGGGTTTATGTAAACACCGACGGGTGTCCCTATTAGTTAGAAGGCGTTTAGATAGGTTTTGGCCGTTGAACCAGCTCAGGCGCAAAGCGCTTGGGGTTAGCGCTCGAATCAACTGACCTGACAGCCGGGAAAGACCGGCTTATTTACAAAAGGAGCAGGTGATGGATTTTGAAAAGAAAATTAGGAAGTTGGAAAAAGAAATAGAAAAAGAAGAAAGAATAGGCGGCTGTGGTGCTGAAATGTTAGCCGCTATTTATAATGATGAAATAATACAGTTACAAAAAGAAAGGAGACGAATAAAAAATGCCGAAACAAGAAAACGGAAAGCTGAAGAAATTGGAGGAAAAGACAAACGGAAAGATAAAAGAGGCAGTAAGCGATCTAGTAAAATTACTTGATGCTGATGTCGCTGTTGATGTAGAAACGACAGAATGGATATCGACAGGAATCCGATCTTTGAATTTTCTTTTATCGGGAGATGTTGACAAAGGTATTCCTGTCGGGAAAATGGTGGTTGTGGCTGGCGAGCAACAGTCAGGTAAGTCTTTTTTGGGAGCTAGGATTGCCGCTCACGCACAAAAGCAGGGATATATCGTGATTTGGATGGATTCTGAACACGCAAGTGATAAGAGGTTTTTATCTCGACAGGGTTTGCAAACTGACCAAATGATTTTCAGGAGACCCGACACGGTAGAGGATTTCCAGGGGCTTGCAATTAAAGCGTTAAATCGTGCAAAGGAAAAAGGGTGGAAATTGTTTATTGTTCTCGATTCTTTGGGTGCTTTATCGGGCGCGAAGGAAATGGCAGATGCGGACGCAGAGAAGATGACACAGGATATGGGACTTCGGGCAAAGAACATTCGAACGGCATTCAAACAAATGATTCATCGATTGGGCGCTACCGAAAGTTGTTTTTTCTGTATTAACCACGTCTATATCGCACCAGGTTTTATTCCAAAGAAAGAAATGGGCGGTGGCATGGCGGCGTGGTATTTGGGTCAGATCGTATTATTCTTGACTAAACTGAAAGGCGAAGACGGTATTTTTTCTAGGGTCAAGATAAAATCAAAAAAGAATCGTGAATTTATCGAAGGAAGGTTGACAGAATTCGAAATTAATTTTAGAACAGGTATTGACCCAAATGACGGGTTGATAGATTTGTTCGAAGAATTCGAAGTTGTCAAAAAGAAAGGCGGTTGGTATGTAATCGCAGGCGACGAAAAGAGTTATCGACCAGAGGATATTTTCAAGAATGAGGAATTATTCAATAAACTTTTGGTAATATTGAAAGAAAAAACCGCCGACTTTACTTACAGCACGTTTGAGGCATAACCTAATGCCCGCGTTTGACAATTACTCTGAAATCTTCCTGAAAACATTTTTGGAGTTTTCGGATTTTCGACAGCTTTTCCTGTCAAATTGGAAAAAAGAATATTTCGATACGGCTGAAGAACGAATTTTGTATGCGATCCTACAGGGATTTTGGGTTCAGTCAAACAAACTGCCGACGAAGAAAGATGTATTGCTTGAGGTTACAACCAAAAACAAATACGAAAAGATACGAACGAAGCTCGTTGAAAAGGTTGAGGTTGTATTCAATCTCGACCTTTCCGAGTTTACCGAATCTTTCGTCCGCGACCAATTTCTTGATTTATTGAGAAAGAAGAAACTGCAATCTGCGGTCAAGAAAATCGTCGATGAGGTCAACAAAACAGGCAAGGTCGACGAATCGGCAATCAGGAACGATATTGTCAAATCGTTGGATGTCGCAGATGATTTGCAGGATATGGGTATTGATTATTACGATGGTGATGTGCTTGATCGAATGAAGGTGTTGCAGGAATTGCATATTTCACACTTTCGCACAGGATTCAACGCCGATCTCGACGACGTGCTGAAACTCAAACGAAAAACATTGGTGGCGGTTTCCGCCCAGCTGGGTGTTGGGAAGTCGTTGTTCTTGAATAATTTAGCGGTCAATATCTCACAACAGGGGCATAACGTTTTATTTCTTTCTTTGGAAATGGACGCGTTCGATATTTCCAAACGCCTTGACCGAATTTCGATGGGTTTTCACGAAGATTTGTATTTTCAATCGATGGATCGGGTTGAGAAAGAAATGATCGAAATGAAGAAGGATCACCCCAAACGTGGGAAGTTGTTTATTCGTGGTTATGCACAAAGAAGTCTGGCGCCGTTTCAAATTCGCTCATTATTGGAAAGATATCGATTGAGAAATGTCGGTATTGATGTTATTTTGTTGGACTATCTTACGTTGATGCGCCCGAATAAAGTCCAAAAGAACGATTCGATGTATCTGCGCGGTCAGGATATTTCCAACGAACTTTGCGCATTGGCGAAAGAGGAACGATGTTTGGTGTTCACTGCGCTTCAGGTGAAGTCGGAGAGTTACGGGAAGAATAAACAGGGTGCGGAGATGGTATCGGAATCCCTCGCAATTCCGCAAAATTTAGACACACTCCTAAATATGGTTGAGATCATTTTAGACGACGGAGACCAAAAATACTTCGCAATAAACTTCGAGAAAACAAGGGACTCAAAAAGAACAAATAAGCATATATTTCTAAAGCTGGAGGACAATCTACGCATAATCGACACGACAGAGGAGGAAAGAAAAAAATTGGACGAATTATTCAAAAAGAAAAAATCAGCATCGACAAAGGCGACCTATCAGGCGTCGACCTTGGAAATTTTATGAGTAAACGAAAACCTTACGTTACAAAAGAAGAGATATTAGTAGAGTTTAGGACGTATTGGTTGACCGGCGAAGTAACAAAACGAATGACCGAATTAGTTTACCTGATTGCGCGGAAAATTGCGAACGGCAGGAATTTCTACGCTTATGCGGCAAAAGAGGATATGATTCAGGAAGGAGTCTGGCACGCCATCCATAAAGGGATGCCGTCTTTCACCGAAGGCAGGGATAATCCATTTTGTTATTTATCCGTGGTGATTCAGCGGAAATACATCGAATATATCAAAAAAGAAAAGAAGAATATCAAAATCAAGGAAATGGCAACAGACAGGTTGAAAGAGGATATTCGTGACAGCATAAAAGACAGAAAATGAAAATTCTGGCATTTGGAGATTTACATATTGGAAAGAAAAGTAGTAACTCTTTCTTTCTCGATCTTGATAAAAAGGTTGTAGATTTAGTTTGTCAGGGTGTCATAAAAAATAATATTCAAAAGGTTGTTTTCTTGGGCGATCTTATGCACAACCGCAGCGAGTCAACGCCAAAGGCAATGGAAGTTGCAAGATATTTTTTGGATAAACTGAATTCTTTGAATATTCCCATTATTATGATTTTGGGGAACCATTGTACTTATTACAACAACAAGAAGGATGCAAACTATTATCGCATATTCGAGGGATTGTTTCCAAATATTATTTTTGTCGAAGACTTTCTTGAAACAGGTACGGCCCTCTATGTTGGCTGGATACAGACACCCGAAGAGGAAGCGAAATACAAAGAATTGTCCAAAAAATACAAATGGATTTTCGGGCATCTCGAATTCAAAGGGACGGAAATGAATGAATATTATCGCACGACTTCGGGGATGGAAAATGAAAATCTGAATTCTTTTATTATTTCAGGGCACATTCACCAGAGAACGCAGATGAATAAGCTTTATTATGTCGGTTCCCCCTATCCACAAACCTGGCATGGAAAGAACCGTCAGGACTACGGCTATGCGATTATCGACACTGCGAAGGAAACAATAGATTTTACGGATTTGGGATTGTATTATTTCAACGAACATAAATTGCAAAGATTTATGATGCTGGTAAAAGTGGATAAAGACAAGATTAAAAAAGAACTGTTGAATTCCGAAACGAAAATCAAGATTGATGTTCCCCTCGACGAACGACAATTGGCTGATGTGAAGTTGTTTCTCAATAGTTTCAAACCAAAAAATTTATTGGTGGAGAAAGACTCCACTTCATTACAATCGTCAAATATATCTTACGATAAAATTGTCCTTGCTGATCCTATTGAGTTCATTAGTGATTACATTACTGGCATGAAAATGGCGGATGAACAAAAAGGCAGGATTTTGGAAAGAGTAAGAAATATCCTGAGTGCATAATGATTAACGATGTAGTGAATTTTCTTCAAAAACTCGAAGAAACAAGACACGGTTCTTTGGAGAAAGCACGTTGGTCAATTTCACACGATGAAATTTCCGCACGTTGTCCTTATTGTTTAGATAGCGTAAAAGACAGTAGGAAAAAAAGATTTTATTTTGGACTAAAAGATGGTGTGTTTTTCTGCCATAATTGTCAACGCAAAGGTAATTTCGCCAAACTGCTTCACGATTTCAAAAATATTTCCCACGTCGATTATGAAAAATTGGAAAAAGAAATCGGCATGCAAAAGGTCAAAGATTTTATCGATGGTGAACACAAATTACAAAATCAACCACAAACGAAGAGGGAATGGGTATTGGAGTTTCCCGAAGGTGCTAGACTCGACACGTTATTTGAAGATAAAATTTATAAAAAACTTCCGTCGGAAGATAAAGTCGCATTATTGAAGGTGGTGAGATATCTACAAGCAAGAGGCGTCAAAAAAGAGTGGTTCCGTTATTTTTATTTTGTTTTTCCTGGTGAAGAATACGACCAATATATTTTGACGTTATTCGAACACGAAGGGTTATGGGCGTGGAGTGGCCGAAAAATAGACCTAAATCGACAAGGGCCAAAATACAACCATTTACAGGGGTTTCCATTTCATACTGCGTTGGGGTTTGCGAACGAAGTATCGATGACCAAAGGGACGACTATTTATGTTGTCGAATCGTGGTTCTCTGCGATGTTGCTGAACCAGGCGAATCTCAATTCAGTCTGCGTGTTTGGGATAATGAATATGAAGTTCGACCACGAACCGCTGAATGCGTTTCGCAGTAAATACGATTTGGTCTGGCTCCCTGATAATGACAATTCATTTTTCGATTTCGCCAAAATGAATAATTCCGCAGCAAGAAAGATGAAAGTCATCCTGACACCTGACAAAGACGCGGGCGATTATGCAGCAAAATTAGGCGATGTGTTTAGAAAAAAATTTCTATCTCTTCCAACAAGATCACTCTACGATACAGAGTCGCTGAAAAAATTAGAAACGTTGATTTAACAAAAAGTTAAAAAAATAACCATTTCCATAAATAATATTGATATGTTAAAGGAAGGAGAAATTTATGGAATTGAAAATCGTTCAGAATGAAGAGCTAGTGAAAACCCCTAACAAGTGGTTGATTAAAAATTTTGAGTTAGTCGAAGAAAACGAAAAGATGTTTGTCAAATTTCCCGTGGATCATGCGAAAGAACTTCGTATATTTTTCAAGAACACACTTTTGGAACCAGAGAAACGCGAACATATTAAAAAAGTTTGGGCATCGGGCGAAGGCATTGATGACTTAATTGAATCATTATGGATTGTTAAAAGTTCGAGTTCCGGTGTTTTGTTATTCGTCCCTTATGAAACAGAGGCGAGCGATAAATCGGGCGTATTTGTCCTGACAACCTCCAAAAGTTATTTTTATCCCAATCCATTGTATTTCAAAAGGTCGCACATCAATAATCAAGCGGTTTCATTGTTCTACTCTTTGCCAAAATCAATTATTTTTCTTTTGGGTGAGAACAACGTCTGTTTAGTCTACAATCAACAGAATCGCATATCGTTGAAGAAGTACGTCGACGTTGAATCATTGGGCAAACAATAATTTTCCAAGCCTCAAAACAATAAATAGATTTGGAGGCTAAAATGCAAAGCATCAGAGACATCATTGACACCGAGCTACAATTGGGATTTTCCTATTTCTACGGCGCTGACGAAGGCTATCTTCGCCGCCTATTAAGAACCTCTCCTTCTTTGGAACAGATTTATTCATCATTAAGAGATGATATTGGGTTTCTCGGCGAAGTCGATGAAGGTTATTTTAAAACGCCGACACAATTGAAAAACTTCAAGAAACTGAAAAAATACTTGATTGAAGCGAAAAAATACATTTCTGGATTGATTGAGAAGAAGAAAAAAGGGTCGAAACGGGAACAACGGGAAATATCGAAAGAAATTCGCTTATTGGATAAAGACTTGCGTGAGGGGTTAATCGATAAAGAAGAATACGATTATGCAGTCAAGATGCTTTTACGGCCTTCCTCTGCCAATCTTGATGAGGTTAAATCAAAATTTGAAAGTATCGATCAGGAAGTGAAACAGGAATTGGAAACAATGGGATACGACGATGAACCCATTTCATTGGAAGATATCGATCAGGAGGCAGAGGATTTTGATAGTCTGCAGACTTCTATGAGAAAAGCCGAACCAGGCGCCAGGCCGTTTTCACTCGACGCCCGCGGGAAAAAGGTTTATTCGAATCCAACGAATCAATACGAATCAGTCAACATCGACAAACTCGTCGATGACAAACTTCGCCGTTATTCGACACAGGAATTCAATTACCTCTACGAGGATATGATGGCACAAAAACAGGTCAACCCACAACAAGCGGCGGCCAATAAATTAAAGAAAGACCTTGCTCTAAAAAATGCTACTGACCCAAATCAAAAAAAGCGTCGAAATTCAATGCAACCTCTTCAAGCTGAAAAGGCAAAAACGGCTGAAATCGCTAAATTAAAAGCAGCAGGTTGGACAGATTTGGAGATTGCAAATCTAGTTAAAGGCGACGCATTAACATAATTCTTATAACAACTTGTGGTATAATGATAGTATAAATGAATGAGCTCATATTTAAAAGTTTAGAAATTAAAAATTTTCTCTCTGTTGGAAATCGCCCTCTGTTTATTGATTTTAACAGGGGTATTAATTTTGTTTGCGGATGGTCGCATTCAACAGGATCATCAAATGGCGTGGGTAAAACAGTTGTATTCTATTCGTCGATCCTCTATGCCCTTTTCGGCGAAGCAGGTAGGGATATTAAGCAGGCGAACCTTATCAATTACCGAAACAAAGTGAAAATGTACGTTAAATTGATTTTGGAAAAAAACAATGAGGAAGTTACGATTTACCGCGGCCGTAAACCGAACATTTTCTATTATATTCATAACGGCACAACCTACCAAAATGACAACGTTTACGAAACCCAAAGTCAATTGAATAAATTGCTTGATATCTCCGAAGACGTTTTCACGAATGTGTTCATAATCAATGCTTCCGATGTTCTCGATTTTATCAAAGAAGAAGGTAGCGTAAAACTACGGGATCGATTTGAACGTATCTTTTTTAAAGATATCATCTTCAAAAAAGTCCTAGAAACAGTCCGCAGAGAATACAATATTGTCCAGAAGCAGGTCGAGTTGAATAATTCCAAAATGCAGGAAAAATTGGGATTCCTGAAGCGGTTGAAAAGCGTAATCGAATCGTCAAAAAAAGTCGAAAATTACGAAAAACAATTGG